TTGTTGACACTCCACACGTTCTAACAGGCACGTTATTTTGAAATAACTGTTTGTTGAACTCTTTACCAATATAACCGGACGCACCTAATAATAAAATCATAACCGGTAATATATATCAAATGATCGATTCCAAATAATTTCTATATTCGGATTTCGGTGTTTTTTCAATTATATTCTTGTATTGATCCAATCGTATAAATCCATTATTCAAACAATCTTCTTCAATACACGCAATTTTGATACCTTGACGTTCCTGAATAGTTTGTACATAACTACTAGCTTGTGCCAATGTTGTGGGTGTACCAGCGTCCAACCATACAGATCCTCGTTTCATTAACGTAGCATACAACTCATTTCTTTCAAGATATACCTTGTTAACGTCGGTGATTTCCAATTCCCCTCTAGCCGAAGGTTTCAACTTCTTGGCTATACCAATCACCGTATTGTCATAAAAATACAACCCCGGAACCGCGTATTTACTCTTAGGCACTTCGGGTTTCTCTTCTATGGACTTTACCCTTCCATCATAAGAAAACTCAACCACGCCATAATCCCGTGGGTTTGTGACGGGATACGCAATTTTCCATTTCCAAACAACGCTTTATACTCTGTGATCCATTTGGGTGTTGATATGATCATGATTTCACGTATCCCTTTGTTAATCAACGTTGACAAGGGATAATAAATCATAGGTTTATCAAATACAGGCAATAACTGTTTGTTACTCGCACATGTAAGTGGATACAACCTACTCCCGGTACCTCCAGATAAAATAATACCTTTCATTTTTTGAACAGTGTTTCGTAAATAGGAGATACAATCTTGTTTAGATTTTCATCATTCACAATATCTTGGTATGTTTTTCCGTCTGACTTGATATGTTCCCATTCAACAATAAAATCGGATTCGGCTTTAACCTTGGGATCGTTCCAACGTTCATGGTCATTCGCTGGTTCTGTCCAAATTTTCTGAGTTGTATTGGCAATATCACTACGAATACGTCGGCCATCAGTAGGGAAACCATAAGTATACTTAGAAACGTGAATCAAATGACCATGTAAATCATTGTAAATCCAAAACACTTCATCTTTCGGGTAAAAGTTATAACGAATATCAGTTATAAAAATTACATCCGAAGTATCCTTTTCCAAATCAAGTTGTAGCTTCTCAGTCCAATAACGTCCTTGGGTTTGTTTACGTTTTACATCTCCATACCACACAAGCATTTCTCTAAATACTTTTTTGTCTTCTGTATTTTCTGTAAAAACATCCAATCCTAACTTGTCTTGTACAAATTCTTTACAATCATTCTTGAGATAATATGCCAACGCATAAGAACTACATGATAGTCCATATGTTTCAGTGACAATTTTCTTCGAAATGTCGCAAAACAAGTTTTTACCACTTCTTGCAACACCAGATATTCCAATATAAACTTTTTTACTCATTTGTCATCAATCCTTCTACTTCTTCCTCAGTCAAACCATACGCTTTACATATATTGATCATTTCGGTCAAACCACTATCTGTTTGACTTAAAATTTCGGCATATTCTTCTGCCTCTGACGAAGAACATTCATACCATTGTGCCAACATCTGATAAAACTCAAGTGAGTATTTAGTCTTGGCTGGTTTGATATAAGGATGAAAATATTTAGTACGAGGTACAGTTGCAATCAACACCTGATAAAAGTTCTCAGATGGCATACCGTCTTGATACTTTCCAATATAAGATAGTGAATCAAGAGCGTTACGATCCATCGATAAAAACTTCATCAACATCACGTGAGCAAAACTCTTTTTATCAGCGTCACTCAGTGTTGAAAAATACTTGGGGTTTTGAACATTACGTATGTGGTTAACATGATCAAACAACCCCAAGGCTTTAACAGTAGGTGTACTACTCTCTTCGGCTGTTGTTTTTTTGGATTTCTTTGTTGATGCTTTTCTTGTCGCCATGATTTATATTTCTTAACAGTTTAAGATCAGAAGATAACACCTTTTGGTTGTTTAGTAAAGTTGTTATAAGTCTGTTCATGTCATCATTATTTTCATCAATAACTTGTTTGTTGATAAGTAACATCTTGTGAACCTGATATAAATAAAATACCACTAGGACGAATCCCAGTGGTATTAGTACTTCAAACTTATAGGTTAACAAAGATAATACTACCATTATGGTTAGTATAGTCTTTTTAAGCATATTCTTCTTCGTCTCTTCCGAATGGTCGATTCTTATCGAATTTTCCTGGCTTGGACTTGTTCTTACTCAGACTTTGTTCAAACCTACGATTCCTTTTCTTGCGTTCAAAAGAATCCGAATTCTTTCTATAAGTCTTTCCCATATCTCTGTCTATGTTAGTAGTTTTACTTGGTCTTAACCGGCTTAGCAGGCTTAGCAGGCTTTGTCGGCTTGGCAGCCTTAATCGCCGTACGGGTACGAACTCCAGCAAGAGCCTTACTCGTATCGAGGACATTACGAAGAGCACGAATCTGACGACCGTTGAGGTCAAGTCGGGTCTTGCCGACATGAAGGGTCAAACGGGTCGCTCGATGAGCGCCATTGGTTGGTCCCGCAATATAAGTATTGATTGCGGCGTTCTTACGTTGAACAAAATACGTCTTACGACGTGCGTCATTAATAATCTTCATAACTTTATTATATTTAGTATTTTAGTTTTTTATTTTGTTAGTTTTGTAACTAACGTCTCCTATCATATCATACATACTCAGGATGTCAACAGAATTGTTTTTTTATTTCAACTCAGATTGAAATTTTTCAATGGCGTAATCTTTGGCTTTAAACTCCATCTCCAAATCCAAATTGCCATCATACGTGGCATATTCCACTGGAATATCCCTAACATATTGTCCATGTGACCGAGGATTCTTTTCAGAAGGATCGTTATCGCTAAAGTGAAACAATGGAATGTACGTAGACCACGTAGTTGTAGCCATTTTCAACGCTTCAGTAGCAGTTTGACGACCCGGATTACACCGAAAATGAAGATTGTCGTAAGTAATTGGAATACCAGTCTGTTGATAAATGTGTTCATACAACTGTTCCACATTCCAACTGTTAGGCTTGTCTTCGTTCTCCAAAACCAGTCTACGCTTCACCGACACAGAAAGATCGTTGTATACGTCAATAAAACGTTTTGCGATGTCTTTTAGATCAGCACCTTTGAAACAATTCATATGAATGTTGATGGGAGCCTCATATGATTGAGGAAGACCCAAATAATCCATCATTTTTCCATGAGATTCCAATTCGATGACAGACTTTTGAGCCACAGCAGGATTTGCGCTGGCAGGAACCACAAATTGGTCAGGATGCGTTGAACAACGAATGTTGTGTTGTTTGATCACTGACGCACACAAATCAAACTCTTGTTTGATTTTGTCAAAGTTGTAGGTAGTTTCAATTGAAAGATTGGCTTCAGGAAGAGTTTCCAGAGGCATCAAACCGCTACTGACACGGTAATTCCACTTACGAGTTGCGCAAAACTCAAGGGTCTTACGAGTTACAAATACGTTGTTGAGAGTACGATCTGCAACAATACGTTCAGCGTTGACACGTTCCAACTGAAGAAACCGTGTTTTGGTCATGGTAGACGCTTGAATACCCTGATCTTGGAGTTGAAGAGAAATACAACACAGACTATAACGATGATTACGCATGAGATGACGGTATCATAAAAATACCGTCGTGTACAGACTTTTTTAAGAATATGTGCTAAACTCACCACGTTTCCACTGAACACCGTCATACACGTAGATGTAGTTTTCACAAATGATGATTTGACCAAATGTACCGGTGGTGCTTGAAGTAGGAGTGCATGAGCCAGAATCATTCACAATCAAAGTGGTGATTGTAGCTGTACTGGCACTTATTTCAGTATACGTTGTTGACATAATCAATAATAAGTCGAAAGTTCAAAACGTTTCCATTTAGTACCATCGTAAATATACAGGTAATTTTCACATATACTCACTTGTCCAAATGAACCAGAGCCGGTCGGTGGACATGGCGTATTACTGTCAACAATTAACGTAGTTACTCGTAATGTACCAACAACAATATCACCATAATAAGTATATGGAGATGGAGTAGGTGTAGGTGTAATATAACTGATAATTGGTGTTGTACATGGCGCAGCAGGTGTAATTTCACAAATTACACATATCTGACTGTTAACACCTTTATTTTCCCATTTTGTGCCCGGACTGTTATCCTTTTTGACCCACGTTACATTCTTATTTACACCACTGTTTAATACCACAGAATAGTTATTACACAACCTTTCAATGGTGTTATTGGTATAATTGATGACAGTAAAATCGGGATCGTTGGGATATTTGTACGAAAAGATATTACCACGCTTTTGAAGAATGGTACCAACAGGTCCAGTAAATAAACCGTTTGCGGAGTTATCCACGTATGATGGCGAAACTTGGGTTTTTCTCACCACCAACAAACGTTCTATAAACGTGTTAAATCTGTTATAAGAAATAAAATCTAGCACAAAGAGTCCTATTTATTGTACATTATAAATATGAACTCATCGGCCAACTTCTTTAAAAAACTTTTCCTTAGCGTCTTGATATGACAGGTCGATCATAGGACTATAATACAAAACGTCATTTTTAAGATTATTTTCCGATTTTAACTTCAAATAACGGTCTTTTGCCTTAGATTTCCACCAATTCATTATAACATTCGTGTCATCCACGAACAATTTTTTCATTACCAATCGATCTTCAGTAATCTCGTTCTTCAAGAACTCCTTGGTATTTTCATAAAAACAACTATAATAAACACCTCTTTCATACCCATGAACGTAATCTTGAGTTTTAATCTTTAACTCTTGAAAGATCATACTCAATACACGTTGTTTAGCGCCAGTTACAGGTCCAGAGACATCATCCTTTTGAGTCATCTTTTTGATGTATTCATTAGATTTATTCTCCTTGATCCAATCGTGCCAAATTTGATAGAAGGTGTCATCTGGCTTAATAGGGATCTTACCAGCGCTGGTTCCACATTTGTGCCACCACTTCAAACTGTTGTACATACTGTAACTACCATATAGACTGGTTGTCGTCATACCTACCAAAGTTTGTCCGTACAACTTCTTCCATACATCACGTACTGCAGAAGATGTAACCAAACACGCTATCAACTTACCACCAAGAAAGTTATATCCAAAAGGTTGAGTTGACATAATACAACTTCCAATTGCACTATGAACCAGTTTACCATCTTCCAACTTGTTCTTGGGTGTCCATCCTAGATAAACATCTCTATCCTGAATCGTAATAACGTCACTTGATACAGATACCGCTCCCAGATACTTGGGATTATCCTCGTTACCATCAGTAATAAGAAACTTTAGAAACCTACCCGGAGTTTGACTAAACTCCATCGTATGACAAAACACACGCAACATCAACCAATCCAACTCTTGTTGTTCAGTTTCCACATGAACCATAGTTGGATTCATTTTCTCCAATTGCTGCAACGTCAACTCTTCGTTGTTAAGATCCTTGGGTTTCCAAATCTTACAAAAGACATCATCAGACTTAGTTGCAAACTTACTATATTCTTTTACTTCCTCCCACTTCTTATAGAACGTTGACTCTTCGACACTCATAGATTTCAAAAAGTTCATATTGTCTATGAACTTTCTTTTTTCTACTTCCTTATCGAATTTAAATACGTCTAAATCAAAAAATTGATGTTCTGTGTTCATTAGGTTTTCTTCTTGTTTCTATCTTCAAAGTCTATAGTAGTACCACGCTTAAAGTCAAATACTATCTTAGATGACTCTATTTTTACATTTAGTAATTCAGAATAAGTTACTATTGGCAATTTGTCATTTTTATCTTTAGGAAGTTTTGTTACAGCCAATTTAACTTCACGTTCATTGCCAATAGAAAGAGGAGAGTCCAATTTTATTAGACTCTCCCCATCGTATAACAAATACGCATCTCCTTTTGCCAATTCAAAATAGTAATAGTGTTTTCTCATAATACCAAAGTTACCTTTGATATATATAGAAAGTGAACACCGTTACTTTATTTTAAACCGCAGAGACGGCAGTCTTGTCAGTCTGACTCACATGATCAACCACCTCTGAAACCTCCTCAGTAGCAGGAGACACACTCATGACATTCACAACGTGAGGAATGTTATCGTTGAGCGTAACGCCAGCTGCACGAGCAGATTCAATGGTTTCTTGAGACACCGGAGTGTTGGCAAAAACCAACTTAGGACGACCCTTGGAACCCTTAATGGTACCCAGAGAAACCACCTGATTTGCCTCAATTGCATTCGTCAACCTAACCCGAAGCGTAATCAAAGCAGCAAAATGCTGATTCTGACTCCACAAACTGGTAATGTTAGGATGTGATTCACTGGTCTCCATCGTGTAAAAGCCAGTTGGCCAATTCACGCTAAGTCCAGTCTTATTCTGTCGATTTGTCTTCTTCATGTTATATATTTCCTTTCTTGTTAATTGTTAAACTTTACTGTTACTGTTCAAAAACATTTCATTCATCGTCTTAGCAACGCTAACGATATTCGTTACATCAATGTACCGAGAATCTTTACCGTACATCGTCTTAAAAACGTTAAAACTATTAAATTCACCAAGTCTCTTTAGAGTTTTACTTTCGGTAATGTAATATGCCAACACCTTGTATCCCTTCTCACGAATCTTACCAACTTGTTTACGAGTGTGTTTTGCCCCATTATCGGTAGAATAATGGATAAACTGTCCAACCTTTGGAGAATTATAACAATATGCCGGTTCGCCATCAGAGAAATTAAGGAAATAATAATCCTCGTTTTCTCCACAGTCTTTCAACATATTCATAATTGCCTCAAAACAAAGACCTTCTGGTGTACTTCCACTTGGACCCAAATACGGAAACAGATTAATCACCTTGGCAAATGAATCCTTAGCAGAATCGTAAACCATAGCAATATAAGGATGACCGGAACTCATACTGGTAGTACGAACACTTACACTAACCCGAATGTTCGAAATCATAGACGCTGCCTTACAAATTGCAGTGACACAAGTTATGGTATTATTCCACTTTTTACCCTGCATACTTGCACTAGCATCAACTGAAATATGAATGAACGCCTTCTTATACAAGTCAGTTTCAATTCTATAGAAAACGTTGTCATTGTCAAATCCCAATTCAGACAAAACACGTCGATCAATTTTGCCAACAGACTTACGCATATACTTCGTAGTATTAATCTCACTACGAATACTCAAACGTTTTCCAAGCAAAACACCAAGTTGAACACCCCGTTCAACTGCCATCTTGGTCTCCGAGGTGGGATTCTTTTTATCATCGTATTGTGTACAAGGACAAATATCAGAAAAAATCAAGTCACGGGTAAAATTCTTGACAACAATACAGTCAACACCAGCAGTAATAGGAGTATTGTCGCCAAGTTGATTTCCAACGTTAACAATAGTAACACCTGCGTTTTCCAAACTATCAAGAATCTTCTTTTGAGTAGCCGAAATCTTCGACTTCTTAATGTTACCCAAAACAAAGATCTTTTGTTTCTTCAAAGCACGATCCACAGCATCACGTTTTGACTTTGAAACACCACTTTGTTCATTAGCCTTCTTAGTGACTTCATCAGAATTGATTGTAGAAGAAGTGACCGATGTAGAAGTGCCTCCAATAACATCATCTTCTGGGACAATAACAACAGTGGCATTTTCACCGGATCCTTTTCCAGTCTTTGAAGAACCATCCTCTGACTTTTGTTGGTCAGCATCAATGTTCTTGAAAATCAGTTCACAGACTTTAATAGCCACATTAAGACGATCCTGAGGCGTAACCAATCGGTCAATAGTGGAAATACCAATTAATTCGGCAATATTACGGAAATCAGGCAACGCATCCAGATCAGTATTCTTGTTGGTCAAGTTAATCAACCGAGCTTCATACGACTGAAGAGTAGCGCTACGATACATCTGTGATTCGAGCATCATGTCAATGCTCTTGTTGTTGAAGAACTTATCGTACAGTGCCAAATAATAACCACGATAACCCGGAGCATTCTTATACACAAACTGATCAATATAACGATCCTCAATAACGTTGAGGACAGTCTTGAGAAAAGACGCCACATCAGTCTTGGAAAAACCCTTTGGTTCAGCAATGTTATAAAGACTACGAGGAATATTCTGCCACAGATCAACCACCAACCGAAAATCAGACAACAACACGTGAGAACCTTCGTGAAGAGCCAATCCAACCAGACTATCAAAGTCCTCTGGTTGATCAATATCAGAAGAAAGATACACGACCTTACCATCGGTCATGTTTTCACCACTATCACTAAAAATAACAGGGATGTTCTTTCCGGTGAGGATACTAACAAAATTGGCAACAGCCCTACGAGTCATGTTCAGACGAATAAGACGAGTTGTAGCATCAACCTCGACGGTTGAGTCAAAGTCATCAAATTCATCCAACCAAAATTCGGAATGTACATGTTTCATTGTGTTAATACCCTACACCGGAATTATACAAAAGTCAACAACTTTTTTTAGAAAGGAGGTTGAGTGTTCTTGAGCGGATCATTCATCAAAGGAGAATTGGTAGATTCAGCCGGAATATATTTTTGAACAACCTGTTTGATATAAGTACGTTCACTGTCAACACCACCATCAACAGAAAACTCTGGATAAATGGCACTCTCCGCAATTTCACGAAGGTTAAATCCATCCTTAACCAATTCTGCCATCTCACACACAGCACGTGTAGACACAAAGTTGGTAATCTTACCATCATCCTGACGATACTGATCACGGGTATGAGATGCAATCTCACAAATGGCAGAAATGGTGTTGAACAATTCAGAGTTCTTGGTATCAATCTTGAACCGATTAACAACCAAGTTGATCTCAGACTCCTTATCGAGGAAATCCATCTCAATCTTGACAGAAAAACGATCCATCAACGCTCGATCCATAACACGGGTTGCGGTATACTGGTTACCAATGTTTGCGGTGCCAATAAAACACACACCCTTGGCAACATTCACGATGGCATTATCCTTCTTTTCATCCAATCGAAGATAACGCTGAAGAGTATCCAAGACAGTCATCATGATATTTGCAGCATCATGATGAGCACGACTGATTTCATCCAAAAGAATGACTGCATTGGGAGTCTGAATGGCCCTGACAAACGTAGACTCGCTGAAAATGGTACCGGTATCCTTTTCAAAGTGAGTATTGCCAATAAGGGCACTACGAGCATCTTGAGTAGAACCCATGTTAAAGTAGAAGAAAGGACGATTAAAGACTTTTGCAACAGTTTGCGCAGCAAGAGTCTTACCACAACCGGTGGGTCCGATCATGAGGACGTTCTTACCATAGAGAACGGATCGAACAAGGTACTTCCACTTGAGATCCGAAATGATGACATCGGCCGGCTTCATAGACACGGCGGAATTGAGGATTTCGTTGACGGAGGTGAGTTTGGTATTGCTCATATATATTTAATTTTCACTATCCTACACCGGTTCTAGAAAAAGTCAACAAAAAATCCGCTGTTTTTATCAGCGGATTTTCGAGGAATCTATGGATTTTATCGTCTATGACCGTGATGATGATGACCACCACCAACCCAAATTGTCGGTGCCGGATAGTAAATCACCGGTGGTGGTGCAACGACAACTACTGGTTGAGAATATACAACATGACGAACTATTGGTTGAGGAACCACAACCACTTGTGGGTGATATACCACAGGTGAATAGATTACTGGTTGTGGCGGAGGACAATATACTGGAAATCCAAGGTTAATTGAAACTCCCCAACTGAAATGTCCGGCATTAACCGTTACTGAACTGAGTAATGACGCAACAAGTAATGATTTAATTATAATTCTTTTCATAGGTTTTATCCGACAGTAGTTTGACCTCACCGGATATACCCGTATTCGATCAACTTACTTAAATTTGACAGTCAAGTCATCGTCCTTTTGCTTAGGAAACTTATACTTGGCCTTTTCACCCTTCAAAGAGTGATCAACTTGTTTTTCAACCTTCTTAAGGTTTACATCTTGCATTGTCTGATCTGGTAGATCTTCTTTCTTTTCAACTGCATCAACCACTTTTTCATCAGTCTTTTGTGGTCCGTCCTCTTGTTTCTTCTTCTTTTCCTTATCAAGACTGTTGTCTGCAACCTTATTATATGCGGAATTGACATAGTTTTCTTTATCACTTGTCAAATATGACTTGATAAAGTCTTTTACTTCGTCATAGGTCAAACCAATCTTCTTGGTACGATCTGTTTTGTCTTTATAAGCCAAAACTTCAAAACTGTTGTTCCAACGTGGACGTACATGAACGTGGTATGGGTCACATCCACACAATTCAAAATTACCAGCGTCATTTTTGGTCACACTATAACTCTTATTGATCTTCTTGGCCTCTTTGTCCAACTCTTCGGCAATTTGTGAACATGTTTTATCGAACTCTACGCTCTTTTCTTCGATGACTTCCATCACAAGCTTCTTCAAAAGACCAGAGATCTTGTTTTTTTCATCCAAACGCTTCTTTCGTTCGGCAAGAACTTCTTGGATTCCTTCAGAAATGAGTGTACGCAATTGATCGATTTTCATATTATGACTATAAATATATACAGATTAGATATAACAACAAAAAAAGAACACCCAGTAAAGGGTGTTCTTGTGACCGTTATTAACTTTATTAACGCTTCTTTCCACTAGACCCACTAGAACCGCTTGATCCAGCTGATCCCGTTGGCTTTGGAGTACCAGTTGGCTTTGGCTTGGAACCGCTTGTTCCGGCCGTACCACTTGGTGTTGGCGTTGGTGTTGGCTTTGGCATAATTTATTCCTTTCTTTTGATATATAGTGTTTATAGTTTGAAACCAACAAAACTATCTTCATTGATTGTACTATCTACACCCTTTACATAACTACTCAATTCAGTTTCCTGAGGAGCAACTTGTAATTTTTTACTGTCGTAATAACTATCCAACCATCCAGATAGCGGATTGTTCTTGGCATTTGGATAAATCTTCTTATATCCCAAACTTGAAAGTCGGTTATTAGCCAACCATTCAATATAGTGTTTGAGACTTTCAGATGTCAATCCAACCAAGTTGCCCTTACTGAACAAATAATCGGCCCAATCCTTTTCAGCATTGACTGCCATTTCATAGGCAGCATAAACCTTATCTTCGTTCTTCTTGACAATATCTTGGAATCCTTCATCTGGATTATTCATCCAGTTTTTCATAATGTTTTGAGTAATCGCAACATGAAGGTTTTCATCACGACTAATAAACTTGATAATCTTTGAGTTACCTTCCATCTTTCCACGGTAACCAAAGTAAAAACTACATGCAAAGCTCACATAGAAAATCAATCCTTCAGTGATTTGAGTGGCCAGAATAGCATCATACAAACGTTGACGTTCATCTGAACCACCGCCCAACAGTTGATCATACTTTCCAGAGATAGCTGTTGCACGTTTAACAATTTCAGGATCTTCCAATACGCTATTAAAGAACTTAGTAGCGTCAGGATAGACGTTGTTCAAAATATATGTATAACTGTTGCTGTGAATCGTTTCAAAAAACGACCACGTATTCATACAAATCTCCAACTCGGGATTTGTAACGTATTTCATCAACTCATGAATGCTTCGACTCAACATCGAATCAGTCATCGTTTGGAATTTAAGATTGCTATCAAACACAAAACGTTCTTCGTCTGATAGAGCCTTATAGTCACTGATATCTTTTACCAAAGAAACCTCTTGCGGTCTCCAGAAAAAGTTCAGTTGTTGATCATAAAGATCATAGAACTTTTGATATTTGATCTGATCATATCTTTGAAGAGATAGATCATCACCAAAAAACATGGGGTTCTTTAGTTGATCAATGTTCTTCTTGTTTAGTACGGTTTTCATAGTTTTATTATTTTACATTGCACATGCACCGCTAGTACAACCAGACTGTTCACCTTCAATCTTAGGTTCAACCTTCACAGTCTCTTTATCTTCTGACATTGCTGTCTGTTTATCGCCATCATCGGTGTTAGCATAATACAGATTTTTCAATCCATACTTATATGCCAACATCATATCCATAATCACTGCCTGAGCCGGTACCTTATTTTGGGGATACCGTGATGGAATATAATAAGTGTTGGTACTAATACTCATATCAGTAAACTTCTGAATGGCCGCAGCTACCTTAAGATATCCCGAATTATCAGGCATGTCAAACGCAAAGGTGTAATTGTCTTTGTATTTCTCCACACCCGGAACAACCACAGGTAGAATATTAGTCTTACTTCCCTTGTGACTAATCAAACTACGTGGAGGTTCAATTCCGTTGGTACTACTCTGAATAACACTGCTGGATTCAACAGGCATACAAGCAGTCAACGTACTATGACGCATTCCATATTGTTTAATCTTTTCACGCAAACCTTCCCAGTCCATATGAAGAGGTTCAGTAATGAACTCATCAACGTCCTTCTTATAAGTATCAATTGGCAAAATGCCAGAACTAAACTTGGTACGATCAAACTTTTCACACTTACCAAATTCCTTGGCCATTTCAGCACTTGCATCAATCAGATAATAACTCATCTTCTCCATCCAACGAGCCGCAATATTAGGAGCCTCAGGATCCCAGTACTTTACACCCTCTCTGGCAAGAATAGCCGCCAAGTTGGTAACACCAACTCCAAGACTACGACGCTTCTTGGCAAAATTCTCAGCAGCCGGAACAAAATAATTCTGGTGATCAATCAATGAATCAAGCATTCGAACAATAACATCACAAACACTCTTCATTTCATCATCCGAGGTAATCTCCAACCAATTAACCGCTGCCAAAATACACACTCCAATTTCACCATTAGGATCGTTAACGTCCTCAATAGGAATCAAAGGATGATTCACTTCAAGACAAAGGTTACTGGTATCAACTTGGTCAACCCAACTACCATGTGAATTGGCATGATCAACAAACATCGTGTAGATACGACCGGTCTCAAGACGCTCTTTTGCCAAAAGCATCATCAAATCCCGTGCCTTAACCGTCTTCTTGAACTTGATGTTCTTGTTGTTCTCTGCCTTTTCGTACTTCTCCTTAAAATCTTCATAACCAAATCGATTCCAAAGACTCTGACACTCATGATAACTGAAAAGAGTAACTTCCTTGTTTTCCATGAATCGTTCAAAGATCAACTTATCAAGACCAATACAATAATCCAACTTACGAACACGATTATCATCAGTACCAGCGTTGTTTTTCAACACCAAAATTTCCATGATATCATAATGGAACCACGCAAAGTTGACCGTAGCACTTCCACCACGAATACCGTTCTGATGACAACTCTTTACAGTTGATTCGAACGCCTTGGCAAACGGAATTGGACCGGTATGAATCACTTCACCGTTACGAATTGGAGCATTTGTAGCACGTAGACGTGACAAATTGAGTCCGATACCATAACGACTTGCGGTTGCATATCCAACTGCGCTGTTGTTACTGAAAATACTCTTGAGAGTATCATCGACGGTAAACAACGAACATGAAGCGTAACTCTTCATGACAGAACGAACACCCGCCATAATTGGTGTGGGTAGATTGATCTTGTGTTTACTGAAATAGTTGTACGCCTTCTTGACATACTCCAAACGATTCTCCTTATAGTTCTTGAAGAACGTCATGGCAATCAACATATATGCAAACTGTGGAGTCTCATAAATCTCCTTGGTACTACGATTTTGAATCAAGTACTTATCGCATAACTGTTTGATGCCAGCATAAGAAAAATCAAGATCACGATCATGCTTAAGATATTCATCCAGCTTATCGAAATCTTTCTTGGAATACCATTCCAAGATTTGTTCGTCATAAACAAACTTCTCAATGTTTGTCTTAACAAGATCATACAACTTTGGAGGATTCTTTCCACCCCAAACACGTTTACGAAGTTGATAATTCAACAAACGTGACGCAACGTATTGATAATTTGGCTTCTCAACAGAGATCTGTTGTGCTGCCGCTTCGATCAACGATATATGAATATTATCAGATGTCATTCCATCGAAGAATGACAGATGTGCATTCATTGCAACTTCTTCAAACGAAACATTTTTGATTCCTTCGGTAGCCCATTGCAACACCTTATTGATTTTATCTGCATTGAATTTCTCCAATGCACCTCCTCTTTTTTTGATAAAGATTTCTTTGTTCATATAGACAAAAAATAACTATGATTTTGTATTACTAAATTCCTCCAGTTGATGTTCATTTTGATAAATTTTTTTTACGTTTTTTGATCGTAACATACTATCACTCGTCATCACCATCACTGATATGAGCATTCCATTTATTGCTCAATGCTTTCTTGACAAGATTCTCACTGTCACCCATTTCATTGAGAATTGCCACACCATCCTTGGAGTTTTCAGCATAAATCTGAATATCACCACATCCGGCATTCATTCGACTTGGGAATGTCAAACCATCGGGTCCAAAACGGTTCTTAATGATGTGAAACCGTGCAGTATTCGCCACTTTATCGGTAACTTTACGGCTAAGTGACATAACAAAGTCTGCCGTCATGATCTTTCGATAGGAATCAGAAATGTTATTTGCCTGAATAATGTCTTCATCCATAGCCGCACGGTTACTTTGTGAGGCACTCCAAATAGGAACTTGGAGTTCACCGGCAATACTACGAAGTTCTTCATAGATACCACCAGCTTCACTATAACTGTTGCTGTTACGTTCACTCTGATATGGACGTAGAATGTCAGCGTAATCGACAATAATCATGTCAATCTTACTTCCCAACATCATAATACGTTCGGTGTGCATCTTTAGATGATGTGCGCTGACGGTTTTGATTGGAAAGTACTTGATGAACAGTTTACCGGGAACCTGTTCAATCTTCTTACGAACGATATCAACGTTATTACGAATGTTTTGGAAATCAATTCCGGTAAAACAACTATCATAACGAAGACCCACGTAGTTTTCATTCAACTCAAGAGTAAAATGAACAACGTTCTTTCCCTGTTTCATGGCTTCAGCACCAATCTTTGCCAAAACCCAACTCTTACCACTACCCGCACAAGCAGTAATGATTCCAAGTTCACCGCCAGCCAATCCACCATCCATGATAGTATCAACCTCGGTCCAGTTAGTCTTAACAGTATTACGTGCCATAACACTCATACGTTTGTCAACCTCAGTCATATAGTCATGACCAATGTTACGTTCCATACCGGCCTTCATTGCACTGTCAACCAGTGCCTTGACTTGTTCGTAGTTACCAGTCTTAAGATGTTCAACACTATCAATAATAGCGTTCTTGAGCTTCTGACTCTTACAGAACTCCAAATACTGTTCCTTGACGAACTTGAGATCACTATCAGTGATCTTTTGATATACGTTTCGTAGTTGTGAAACGACTGCTTCTTTTAGAATTGAGTTTTCAATACTATCAACCTTAATCTTAAAAACATTAAGGGTAGGCAAATCCTTATATTGCATAAAGTATGCAACGGTCTGCTTTACAATCCATTGATGGGCATCAGATTCGAACGATGATGGATCAATGATATCCGACAATCTTTCCAAGAAAGACTTATCGCTGAGAATTCCGGAGATACACTTGATCTGGAATTCGGAACCAAACTTCTTCAAATTATCGATTACATGGTTTTCACTCATAATTAATATTCTTCTATTACACGACCACAGTATAGGTCATGTATCATCTGTAGTATACTTATTTTAACTTTTATCTTACCAGCGTGGTCAACTTACCAAAACACTCGTTGAGCCAAATTTGGTAGTTGGGAATGTTATTCCACATTTTATCTTCGGTAACCAGTTTGGAAAAGCCAATACGGTCCAACTTCTTATTTGGCAAATCCAATATTTCGTTGATACGGAGTTGTGAAAAACTCTGAATTTCAGTTTCTTTCAATTGCATGAGCGTATAGTTTCTTTCAACAATATCTTTATTGTCCAGAATTGTTCTATACAGCTTGTATTTACTGGAATTATTTTCACAGTAATTATAAATCTCATTCAGTTCTACATGTCGATTCTCGGCAAAAAATGGAAAACACTTGATGATGGTTTTTAGTCCAGCACCATTGATTCCATCAATATTATCTGATACATCACCTTCCAAAACTCGGTACCAAATAAAATTTTGACAGCCAATACCATACTCATTCAAAATCTCAGCACATCCATACAACTTTTTCTTTGTAGGACTCCATACCTTGATCTTATCACTTGCCAACTGTAGGAAATCTTTATCAGCACTCATAATGCTGACATTGCTATCTTTATAATATTGTTGAGCGATGTATGCAATTGTATCATCTGCTTCAACGTGATCAATTGCCATTGTTGAGATTGGCAAACAATCCAAATAATGCACAGAACGCATTAACTGTGCTTTCATATTCTTTTCTTCCAAATCACTTGTTGAAAGTTCTGAATATGCTCGATTCAAACGAATCTTGGTGTGACGTTTTTCCTTATAAGGTGGGTAAATCTTTCTACGTTTCATACTACCACCGTTACCATCAAAAATAATAACACAACGAGTGGGGTTAAGCAATTTGATTGCATAACCCACACTCTTTAAGAAACCGGCGATGCCGCCCGTGTGAAGTCCATCTTCATTCATGGACGGCATCACCGAATATGCGCGGATAAATGTATTTAGTCCATCAACCAAGAGAATATCCGAATTTTGACTTCGGTTTGATAAACTGTCTCTGTCTTCTTGTGAAACGTTCTCAAAAATAGAGAACAATCTTTTCTTTTCATCTTGGTTAAAACTCATAACATTTATTCTTCTCCACCAACTTCTTCTGCATCTTCGGAAGAATCAACTTCCACATCCTCACGAATTTCACTATCAGGTGACTTATACTTCATGATCGTAACCTCGGCAATCTTTTGATACAACTCCTCACGAAGTTCTGCATCAGTCTTCATGTCCTTGGCAAACGTCTTGGTATCAATCTTGACAGTTTCACCATTGTTCTTGGTGTAATTGTAAGGTGACTTGGCTCCAGTGATAATTGAGTGCTTCTTCAACACTTCAATCCAGTTGCCATAATTATCAATGCCACTATCAAAGAATATGCTAAAATCAGCAAATCTCATAGGTGGTCCCATACGGTTCTTGACAACAACTGCCCTTGTCTTGACACCAATATGTGCAGGTTCTCCATTTTGAGTAACCTTCAATGCTCCCATACCCTTCAAACGAAGACGTACACTAGCATGATATTGAATAGCCTTACCACCACTGGTAATATACTTGTCTCCAAACATCGCTGCCTGAAGATTTACACGTAGTTGATTGGTGAAAACCAACGCAATACGTTGCTTACCAATCATATCATTGATCTTGCGCATTGCCTTGGAAATGATAATGGCTTTTCCGGTAGCAAAACCGTCCTTACCATGATCCGCTTCCAATTCTGCCTTGGTTGAAGCAGCAGCAACACTATCGACAACGATTGTAACAAGACGATCACGGTTCGACTTACGAACGTGCGCAATCAAAGTCTCAATCTTTTCAAAGATATCTTCTACTGTGTGAGCAGCAACATACAACATCTTTGGAACATCAACTCCAATTGCAGCCAAAAAGTCCTGAGAAACAGATTGTTCTGTATCGATAAATACAGCAAGTCCGCCCTTCTTCTGGGTTTCAGCAAGCAAATGTGCAGCCAACAAACTCTTACCAGAGGCTTCAAGTCCGGTAATTTCTGTAATACGTCCAACAGGAATACCTGCATGTGGACGATTTGAAATTGCGAGATCCAAGATATCGCAACCTGTACTGATCCAATCCGTAATTGTAGACGGATCTTCCTTTTGATCCAAGAAGAACGCACACTTACCCGCGTCCTTGTTGGCCTTGTTTAGAACATCAGCAAGAGATTCAACTAGTTCATCTCTCTGTGACGAAACTTCATGGGTAACATGTGTTGTTCCCTTTTTCTTTTTCGGTGTTTCTTCTGCCATAACTTTTATTGAAATGAAAAAGGAGAGGTGGCAGTTTACCCACCACCTCTCCTATTAGTGTTGTTTAACTATTGAACAAATTGTCAAACGCCTTGGTAAGGTCGTCTGTATTTGTCTTTGCGGCACTAGCAGTAGGAGACTTGCTGGTTGCCTTTGGAGGCGTAGCAGCTTGAACCGCAGCGGCGGCTGCAACTGGCTGAGTATCATCCTCGTCAACAACAGCGTTGCTAACGGTCTCAGCAGGACCATTCTCAGGGTTGAGCCAGGCATTCATAACCTCCTTGAGTTCCTCATACTTGGGTTCTGGGAACAAATCTCCTCGTACTTAGGTTCGGGGAACAAATCAAGAATGTCAGTCTGATTCTTGATCGACTCAATCAACCTCGTATCCTTCGGATCAACAGCGGGTGTAGCGTTAGGCTTCACACGAATTGAAGTTTCGGGATAATTCTTACCACTCTCCTCGGCGGTACGGAACTCTACGACGATATCTCGTCCAGAGGCGAGATCGGTAATATCACCGTAATCAGGATCGGCCATAACAGAAAGGATCTCCTGATAGACCTGCTTTCCGAATCCCCAGAACTTCACACCCTCATGCTCTTCACCACGAACGATGACAGGAGCGAAAGTACGCATCTTGGGTTCCATCTTACGACCAGTCTGCCAATCTTCCTTGGAACCAGTCTTCTTGAGTCGATTGCTAAACTCAACGATAGGATCGGGACGATTGAAACTATCCGGAGACAGATAGGTCTTGTTGTTGATACCGTAATGGAACTTGAGTTCGATGAACGGCGCATCAGGTTGGTACTTATATGGGACGATACGAATTGTTTGCTTACCCGGCTTTGGCTTCCAAATGAGTTGGGTCTTGGAATTCGTGTTTGAAAGAGAGTTCAAACGGCTCTTAATCTTCGACAAGTCAATTGCCATAATTGTTTATTTATTAATTGTTAATTAGTAATTAGCTAACTGTTTGTATCCACTCGGACACACCCACGTGTAACTAATTCTGGTATAACTATAGTACGGATTTCCCAAACTTTCAACTTATAATATCGAAAATTTTGAGGGGAATTATTTTAACTGAGACCTCATTTGTTATAATTAAAGAGTTGTTATAATATTCCCAATTCAACTGGTATGTTTTATCAAAAACGCCATTATTTTCCTCGGTAATGAGTTTATTCATGGCATTTAAAGTATACAAAGTATTGGTTTGTTTTTTACGATGTATAGAAATAGTGTTAGGCAGCTTTTGACGAGCTGCCTCACCGTGTAAGATATTATATGTCAGATACAATTCATTGTTATTTTTCTCATTATTGAACACAAAAATCTTATTATTGGATAATGTGTAAAATGATTTAATCTGTTCCACCAAGGGTTTGTATTCAGTAGGAACCGCAAACGTACAAAGTAATTGTGTATCTTTCATCTAACAGATAATATTGTTGTTTTGTGGCTGTCTACATTGTACCACTCATATCCCACCAATTGACCATCGGCATTATACCACCGATTTTTGTTACGAATCCAATTGTGAGTTGCGGCTTCTTCCAACGTAAATTCAGTCGTTAAGATTTTTTCGACTTCCTCTGCGTCTTTTTCTTTTTGATCGGGGCTTCTTGTGGCAAGATCATCGGTTTGACTTCCGGTTGAACTTCCACCTTGTCCTTGCATTGGGTCTTGCCCTTGAACTTGTTGATTAGATTGTTGAGCACCTGGCTCAATTTCGATAGGTTTTTCATTAGGTGATGTTGGTTCTTGTACTGGTTGTGCAGGAGCGTTAAAATCCAAGTTGGTTTGGCCTTTTGTAGGATCCTCTTCAAAATGAGTTCCACGCTTTATCGCACGTTGTTTGTATTCCGGGTTCGGAAACGTGACCAATATACCCTTTGAGTTATAAGCTTGTCTCTCTGGGTATTTACCTTCAATAACTTTATTTGCCAATTCAACAACTTCTCCTTTTGGAATTCCCATTTCAGAGAGCTTCTCTCTTAGGATATCCATATGATCGTTGTTGAAAATATCAAATATGCCGTCATCAACTCGTCTATCAAGACAAAGTTCCGACAACAACTCAGAAACATTCTTATAAATCTTTTTCATGTTATTTCTTTAGATTTACGGATGAGCTGCCTACTTTTGCTAAAGGCCATACAACTACTCTGAACTTCATAAACATATATTCATCATTACCAAACTTTAATACCGCTGCTTCGTCTGTTCCAGATCTGCAACTAAGAGTTGGTCGGTATTTCAAAATAGGATCAGCCGCGTCTTTTGGAAGAGGTAGATTTGGATTAAACCAAAGTTGACCACCTTCAGTGGTACTAATCAACAAATGACTTTCGCTTGTGGCATTTGAAGCGTTTGCTTTAACCCAGTTAATAGAACCAATATCTTTTGGATCACGTGAAGGCATCGTTTCCATATCTTCTGGATGAATTACCTTCATTTCCACAGTGGCGTGACTGTGCATCAAAATACTACAATTGTTTTGTCCAAACGGCGCTTTACCTTTAATATCAAAGTCACGTCCGTAAATTGTTTTACCAGCTATGATTCTGGTTGCTTCACTACCATCCAAGAAATCAAGATGGCCTTCAAACTTGTCACCCATATAGTACAAATACTTCTTACCGGAAGAAGGCGTGGTTACGAAGTCATAAAACATCTTACGGAAATCTGAAGTTAACCGAGTGTAAAATTCAGCATTTGGACCGATGGTTTCAAGTGCAGATTTTCCATTAAGATTTATTACCACTTTATTTTCATCAAACGTGGTCTTCCTTGGGTTAATCAACAATGGTGGAACAGTATAGTTTTTCTTAATTCCATTCAAAAACGTCATTTTAATACTATCCCACGCTGCTTTTACTTTTCCATCAGTAAACGAATCGTCCAATCCCAACATTCCCGAATACTGTGGGAAATCTACTCTATCTACACGTTGTACGAATTGTCTTGGATCAAACTCAGCTCCTTTAAATGAAATCCAAAATACTTCTGAGTTTTGATTACGTAGAGCAATATCTGCTTTATTCTTACCAACGATATGAACAGCGTCATCAACTTCAACTCCTGTTGGAACACGTTCAGTCTTATCCCAAAAATGCAATCTGAATGGTTGTTGTTCTGGATTATTCTTTTTAAACCAGTCGTTTATATGATTAACTGCAATGACTTCCCCGGTTAAGCCAGGTGCGGCTGACTCAATACCCAGAGTAATCATGTTTTTGTGTTCTTTTGCCAATTTCAAAAACAACATAAGTTGTCCGAAAGTTTTGCTGCCATCTTTAATACCATGTGTGGTATTGATATTAGAAAGACGACGACCACCTTTGACTGTGGCAATTCTCAATGAACTTGGACTATGAAGTATCTTTAATCCGCCATTATCTTTTCCAATCTGTATCAATTCATTGTAAGTTAACTCCGCTTGTCCACGGTCTTTTGGAAATAATGTAGCAGGTTTATTACGTGGATCATCCAAATCAAGTGTCTTTAAATCATCGTCATCAAATAATACACGTGATTGTTGAGCAGATCCTTTGCCTATAATTTGATTGATCAACGCAATATCATCATTAGATAATCCGGGGTTTTCTTTCTTACTTTCAATTTCGTTGACCAATTTTGGTATTGAAAAATAAGAAGCATAACCACAATTTTCGATTGCAGTAACCAACAAATCATGATCCAATTTGTCAATACCGCCAGTTTTTGAAAGCACTGAATACTCTAAAAGTATATCTTTGATGATTTTATCTTTATTCATGA